TGATCAATCCACCAATAAGTTCCATAATTTTCCCAACTCATATTTTCATCAAATTGTCTCTCCAAATATTCTTTTAGTTGTTGAGGAGTGTAAGGAAGATGTTTCCAAATAGAAGACTTATTTTTAAAGTTTGGAGTATTTTTAAGATAATAATAAACGAGACTATTAATTCTTCGTTTCAAACGAAAAACTACATCTCGCTTACAACGATTACGAATATATTCATTATGTTTAACTAAGCATTTTTTTTTATTATTTTTATAATACTCCCTTCTTTTTTCCAATATATATTTTCTATTTTTTAAAAAATATAATTTTTGACATTCTCGACATTCACATCTCACACCAAGTTTTTCTTTTTTATTTTTATTGAATTCTGATAATGTCTTTGTTTCTTGACATTTAGAACACTTTTTAAGAATAGATTGAATTCCAGCTCCAAACATACGAAGCCATGATTCATTTAATTGTTTGTTGGAAAGATTGATTTCAATAACAGGATTCATGTATTTCTCCTGCTATAAATAGATTCTATTTTGTTTTTCGTGGAGGACTAGAGTGTGAGGATTTATTCTTGGCTTTCTCCATAGCTTCTTTTTCTTGTTCTAACTTCTCTTCCAATCTCTCAGAATAATATTTTCTTAGACCGACAGGTAGATTAAATGATTCAAATATTGAAAAACCACCATAATATTTTAAATCAAAAAGAAGGTCAAAGACATTCTTCATGTATCTATCGGTTAGGCCAAAAAAAGTCTGCCGTGAAAGGCACTGAAATAGTAGCTTGAGCACCACACTTTGGACACTCAAATTCTTGAGTTAAATCCACATTAGGCACTATTCTAGCATATTCGTCTCTAATATAACGAGAATCTCTTGCTAGTAAGTTATTGACGAATTTACTAATCACCTCCGGGTCGGCATCGTCATTAACCGAAACTAAAAGTTGTTTTAATTGGTCTTTAATTGGAGTTTCTGGAAGCTTATGTCTCTTCTTTTTTTCTGAAGATAATCTCAAAACAATTTCATCTTCTCCTGTAAGCATTTTACATGTAACTTTTGCTTTGGATAAAGGTAAGATTAAATCAAAAGTTCCGTCGTCAGCTATTTGAACATCGTCTGGTGTTTCTTTGGGTTTAATATCATTTAAATTAAATTCATGTGTTGATTTTTCTCCACACGAAGTGCAAGTTACACCAGTTTTATAATCTGAACCATATCCTGTGACTCTAGCAGCTAGCACAACAGCATTCTTATCACCAATTATAAGACTACTGACTTTAATTTCTTTATTTATAAGGAGATTTTGAAGCATTTTATCTAGCGCTATACCTTTTTGAAGAAGACTCTTTGAATTAAGAATTTCTTCTTCCTGAGTGGTCATATAGCGGATTTCCACTACATCAACATTATGTAAAGGATGACTTCCTGGGTAAAATTTACCTTTTGAAGGTAAATCAACTACTTCTGTTGGTTGAGTATATCCTAAATCTACTTTTTCTTGATTAACAATTGCAGTTGGTAAAGGTTCTCCAGATTCTTGAGGAGTAGGAGATTCTATGCCAAGTCTTTCAGCATTATTTCGCACAGTTTTTATTCCTTTCATTGGCTAATATTCTACCAATTGTTGGTTATTTAAAATGAGCTTTTAGATTATAACAGAAATGATTCTATAATTTAAGGAAGGATATTAACCTAAGCTCTCACTTGGTGGGAACTTAGCACTTTCAGGTTGGGTGAAGGTGTTGGCAGCATAGTCATATCTTAATACGACATCAATAGCCATTAAATCTTCTTCATCGTAGTTTAATTCACCAAATTCTACATCTTTAACCCAAGCTCCCTTGAGTTGCCATTCTTCTACAAGTCTTGAATCCGCATCAATTTGTTAAATACGAGGAATGCCAAGAGCCTCTACTGAACGTAACTTTCCAACTGTTTGAGCAGTTGTGTTGGCACTAGTAGCAAGACCACCTGGAATAGTTACAGGACCATTTGGGCCATTATATCCGCATTTACTAAGGAGTGTTAAGAATTTTTGAGCTGTATTTGGATTAATAACATCAACAACTGTGAAAGAAACTTCTTTCCATTTAACCTTTCCGGGATAATAGAAAGTGTGATTCAAAAATTTATGTTCACTCTCTGAAATTTCAAAACCTGGTCTTTTTACCTTCTTAATAAGGTAATTTTCAAGACTTAGATCTTTTCCTACAATACTTAAGAGGAAAGTAAACTTTCTTTTAGGTTCAAAACCTTTTCCTTCTGTGCTTACGCTATAATCACTCCAAAAAGCCACAACTTATACCTCCAAATTTTACTTCATTAGCTCAATCATTCTTGTCTCTTGTTATTTGTATATAGTACCATTTTTAAAATCAGTCAGCGAAAGATGCTCCGCTGTTGGTTACTATGAAATCAATTCCAACAAATTCAATTGCTCTAGCTGGCTTGAGATAGATTTTTGCATACATTATGTTTCTATCAACTAAATCAGAAGTTGTCGTCTTGTTATCAAGAACAACTCTGTAATCTTCAAGTCCGAATCTTGACTTAATACTATTAAGGAAAGTACTTACTTGATTTCTAAATCTATCCCAAGTTACTTGGATGTTTGGCTCAAAGATAAGGTTCGTAGCTATAGAACTAATTTGAACCTTGACATGGTTGAGCAATCTTCTTACATTGATTCTATCCAAAGCAGAAGGAGTTACTTGCAAAGTCTTTTGACCATAAACAACAATTCCTTCAGCTGGAAAGCTGGCAATTGGATTAATATTTGCAGCATATAGTTTATCTCTTTCAAGAGATGTAAGCTTCTGTTTGACACCAGTAACTGGAATTCCAGCTGTTCCGGCTGTTAATCCACCACGAGTAAATCCAGCAGGAGCCATCCATAGGTCTGCTTTCTTTTCTGTGTAAGACATAACTCCAAGAGCTACAATTGATGGAGGAGCCCATAGAGAAGCACCAGATTCTGTATCTCTTATTTGAACCCACGGATAATATGCGCAACCATAAGAACTATTAATTGCGCGAGCTCTCAAGTTGTTGATTGTTGTGTCAACATCTCCTCTATTGGTGGTTGAACTATCGCCGTTTGTGTTTTCAGAGGAAGGCAAATAACCGCCTTCCAAATCAATAATTGCCAATGAATCTCTACGTTTCTCGGCAACGCCAAGAACTGTATCTGTTATTCCTATATTTGTAACTCCAGGAACTGTCAATAAGTTGCAACGAACAACTTCAGGGTCAGCAATTGCATCGACAGCTCTTTTAATAGAGTTAAATGCATAGCTTGTTGTCTGGTCTTGACCTGATAAAACTCTGTTATTAAATGGTTCTTTCTCGGTTATATCCACACCATTAAAACCACCATAAAGAGGAGCAGTATATTTATCAAATCCTGCGCTGATAACAGCATCATAAGTTCCAGTTTGTGCTGTGAATGAAGTTCCGGCAGCACGAGAACCAGAAACCCAGGTACCATCAACAGAACCAATACGACCAACATCATCCAATGAGAAGACATGCATCCACTGGACTGCTGGATTTGAGGTTGGGTCGTCAGCTAAGCTTGTTGGAAGCTTTCTAGTCATATCTTGATATGATTTATCAAATCTTATGCTAGAAGCTCTGCCAACATCAATCCCAAAGAATGCGTCCTTTGGATTTGACATATTTCCTTGCTTAGAGGTTACCCTAAGAGGGATATAATCAAATAAAAAGGAGCCGGTAAACGCTAAGTTTCCGACATTTACGAAGATACCAGCACTACCTTTAGAATCTACTACATTTGCATTTCCTTCAGCAAAAGCTGCTGCGAATGTACTAGCTGTCGTGGTAGAACCATATACTAAAGCAGTTGAAGAACCGCTAATAATTGAGAAAGATGTAAATGTAACCGGTGAGAAATAACCATATGGTAAGAATTCTGGGTTAGTTGCACCAGCATCTACATCTACATTCATAGAAACACGGAAATATTTAGATTGGTTATCAGAATTTCCGAATTCTCTAAATCTTCTTTCTGTATCATCCCATTGAACAAACTTATCACCAACTTTCTTGGCAATGTAATTTGGAGAGAATGGATTTAAATTACAACCAGTAAATGATTCAATTGGTTGCACAGAGTTATCACTATCTTGTGCTCTACGAAATTGGACAGTGAATGTGCCGTATGGATCATCCTGGTTTGTAGATTTCTTAATCTCTCTAATAGAAATCTTAAGATTTTTTTGTTCCCATTCACCTGAATCATGAGCAATGAATTGGAATAGCTTAGTCATATTAACAGGACTATAGCTACCGGTGGCAGTGGAAACATCTTGAGAAATAAAGAAACCAGTCTTGCAAGGAGTTGCAGACATTCTCTGGTCATTTTGGTTTATAGTTCCGCTTTGAAGAGCAACTATAAATCCAAGGTTTGCACCAGAAGCGCTACCAGACAATCTATCTGCAACATCTCTATCAAATGTTTCACCTAAGAAATATGTCTTGAGCTGAGGTGCGGTTGTTACATTGGAATTCAAAAGAGTTGGATTTGTGTTGAAAACACTTCTTAGATACTTCTTTGAAGTTGGGTCAAAGTTAAAAGAAATCTGGTCTGTTATAGTACCAGCACTATTCTTAACAATTGCCTTAAATTCTTTACTTGGGCCTTGGCTTTGAATCATAACAGCTGTTCCGGTTTGAGCAGCTGTTCCGTTACGGTCTGTACCAGAAAGCTCAACAGAACCTTGATTGCAATACCAAATTGCTGCTAAAGTACCTGTTAAGTTTGACGTTAAAGAGCCAGAGTCAATAACAAAGAGACCAAAAGCGCCACCTGTTGTAAGTGTAGCATTATGAGCAGAACCAACGATAAAGCCAGCTTGCCCAGCAGTTGTAGCATCTGGATGTTGAGCGCCTAACAATCTAACGAATGTTAAATTATTATTATTTTTCAACCATGCTTGGACGGCATATGCACCATAAGTTGGTGCAATACGATTTCCATCTCTCCAAACATCTCCACCTAATCCACCAGCTACTGGGTTTCCGAAGATTTCAACAAATTCCGAAAAAGAACCGACTGTAACTGGACGAAGAGATGGTCCTCTATCAGAACGTCCGACAACAACTGGACCAGTTGCTGCTCTTACGCCAGGAAGACGAGAGTTATCAACTTCATCTACTTGAACGCCTGGTGATACGAATTTAAATTTTGAAGCGCCGGTATCGGACATAACTATTTGTTCTCCTTAATGATTTTTGTTTTGGTTTCTTGACTTCTTTTAAGACCTTTTATTTTTGCTGCTATCTTGTTTCTACTTGCAAGAGATTTTTTTGTTCCTAGTGTGGACCCTGCGACACAACTTATATTATATTTTGGTTTAAATGTATCAATATAATGTTGTTCTCGTTTTAATAAAAGATTTCGAAAAAATAACAAATTATTTTGAAAATTTTCAACCCATTCCAAAATTTCAAAACAAAAATTAAATCTTCCATATTTAGTAAACGCATTTTCAAGATGTTTATTGTATTTTCTATTCCAACGAATATGTGGAGATAAAGTGGTAGAACCAATGTATGCTTTTTTATTAACAAGGTTGATTATTGCATAAATACAACCTCTTTGTATGAGCGCCGCCATTACCTAATCTCCTTG